CACCACGTATACCAAAGCTGGCCGTGACTGCTACGTAAAGCAAGTACTGGTAGTAATCAGGTAGCTTGTCTAGCTCAACAAAAGCCATACCCACCCTCTGCATAATACTCAAGTCATCCATAGCAACTCCGTAACACACAGCCAACAGAGGCAACGACAGTACCACAGTAAACCACTCGTCTTTCCACGAGGTTGCACTAGCCGCCGCCATCTCTTGTTCCCACGTAGCTGTGTTCTTGATGACTTCCATCTTAGCTACGTGTTTGGCCTGTGACTGCTCGTGCTTATTAGAGAGCCAAGTCTTCGTCAGTTCAGCGATAGGTCCGATCAGTGCAGTCCACATATCTTAGTCTTTGTCCTTGTTCCTAAATCCCTGTACTGTATCTGTTTCCCATATTCTTATGGCTACCCATACAATAGTGAACATGGCAGATATAGGCGGCAGGATTGCACTGATAGTGCCTAACATTGTACCTACGCTCATTACATCAACAACTTGTTTTGCTGACTCATCCATTACTAACCCCCTGTATAACACTTATGGTTGTCCAGATAATCCCAGCGGTGACCATTAGTCCCATAATAATTGCTGATACATCTAGCATACGTCTTTGCTTTCTTCTTTGCTTGTAGATCATTTGCTCACGTTTGGCTCTTATGTCACGACGCATCTGAATCATTTCGTTGTACGTGTCTTGACCGTAAGAGTACATGATTAACTCTCTGATCTGCTTTTCTTGTTCCTCTATCTTCTTCTTTGCTATAACAGCGTTTAACGCCTGTGCTTCTACTGACTCACCGTCAAACATCTTCTTAAACAACGGCGGGTTCTCTGCTTCCTTCTCTGCTTCACGTAAGTCAGAAACTAAGCCGTACCACTGGCCTAACTTCTGAGCTACGTGTTCAATCTCTGCTCCTCTGGATACAAGTACCTGTACACCTTTGAACGCAGTAGACGCCATCGCTACCAGAGATACAGGGTCCACGGGTTACTCTGGCTTTGTAGGCCACGTAATAGTCTGTGGAAATCCTTCTTGCTGTGGTACATCTCGTAGAGCCTGTCTGTAGGCCGCCATAGCCTCTGTCATGGTCACATCAGATAACCCGTAGTGGTCTGTAGCCTTCAACAGATCGTCCCGTGTAGCGCGTTCTGTGGACGCTAGAGCGGCATTGTCAGCGGCTACCTTGGCGTCTATCTGATCTTGTACGGTTACAACAGTCCCTTCGTCGTCGGTGTACTCTTGGAACATATCGTTCTCTGTCCAAGCCCATACCCAGTTGCCGCTGGCGTCTTGCTCTACACCGTTGCGTACAACAGTCTTGTAGTCTCCAGACGGGTCAGGCTTAGGTGACGCCAGTACAGGGTCAATCCCAAGTGTCTCGTTGACGTTTGTGTTCCACACTTTAGGTAGTGAAACATTCGGGTGCATACTACGGATTTGGCCTTGAGATTTGACCTCACCCGTTGATCTGATGCGATATTCCGACATAGTTGATTCTCCTATGCGATTGCTAAAAAGATGTAAGTGCCGCCAGAAGCGTTAAGTGCCGCTGGTGCTGTTGATGTAATTGTGAATCCGCTTGATAGTGGGTCTATGTAGTCTGTTGATGTGACTTGTGCCGCTGTTGAGTTAAGCAACAGATACGGATCATTACCAGCCACGATTCCGCGTTCAGAGTCCCACAAGTACCAATCACCTGTAGAGTCTGTACGTTTAACTAGCACAAACCTAGCGCCAGAGGTAAAGCCACAGTTAACATTTACATCAGAGCCTGTGCCGCTATAGCTTCCAACCTTTGATATTCCGGGTGTAGAGGCAAATAAGTACATTATGTAATTTACATTATTTGTATTTCCTTGGTTTGCGTCATAACCCGGAGTCCTAACTTCTAGTTGAGTTGCTGTTGGCTGTGAATTTAAATAATTATCACTATGACCATAAGCCCTAGAAAGAAGCGTTTGTGTATTATTTAAAGCGCCGTATCTTGCCAAACAGGATGTTGCATCAAATTGAGTTGTTACGTTCCAGCTACTTCCTGAGACACTCCTTGGTTTTAATATTATAAGCTCTGGAGCGACACCTAAATTATGATTTATAGTTTTAGGAGATGAACTATCACCGGTATAAGTCACAACATCAAAGAACCCCGGCGCTCTGCGGAACATATAATGGACAGAATTGCTGGTATAGGCAGAACCAGCGCCGTTTTCCCCAAAGCCGTCATTGTAATCAAACGCATACCAAGCATCGCTTGTTTCGGCAAAAGTTTGGTCAGGGTTTAAATATTTTCCTTGGGTAAGTCTGGAGGAAGTTTCTCCGTAAAAACCCGCCCCCGTTGCTTTAGCAATAACCATGTCTACCAAATGCCCCGGCTGATACCTAGCCAACCCTGTTGTGGTTGTAGTAAGGGTTGTCTGTGGAGTAAACAAATCAGTAGCCGCAAACTCTTCTGCTGGTTTGTGGGGTCTGCGGATGGCTACATAAATAAACGTATTGCTTGCCCCTCCGCCATTTAAATTAAACCCGTTGTTCCTTATGTCCCACAAGCTATTGTCTGTTTCTGCATTAGTAAGATCAGGAAACAAAAATTTATTTGTGCCGTCATAAGTAAAGCCACGCATTGAGTCCATAATACCCCACGATCCTGTGGAGTTTGTCTTTTTGATTAGAATCCACTGTGGCTCAAACCCTACATCAACAGCCGCATTTCCAGACCCGTCAGTAGTAAACGACCCACACTTAATAATTGCTTCGTCGGAGCCTGTGCCAAAACTCTGATCGTCGTGGGCAAATAAGTAAGCTACGAATGTGTTTCCACTGCCGTTTAAACCGCCATCGTATCCAACGTAAAACTCCGTGGACGTAGGGGCTACGTCAAACTTATCTGCTGATGTAGAAGCGGCGGCAGTAGAGTTTAATCTAAATAACTTTCCGGTTCCTAAACTTCGGTGGTAAACATACCAAGAATCACTTTGATCTCGTGCTTTTACAATAATCATGCCCGGAACACTGCCAAGATTATGCGATATAGCTTGGTCGTTTGTTCCATCGCCCGTATACGTTACAACATCAAAAAACCCCGGTTGCTTGCGGAATGTCCAAGAGCAGTATGTTCCAGAACTTTGGTTTTTGTAATAGTATTGATCTGGGCCTAAAGAAAAGCCATTGCTGTTAAAAGAAGTTAAATCAGAACCAGACGTTGTTGTTGTAAACTCTGCATCCGTTCTGGTTGAGGCAAGTGCTTTTCCAGCGCCTCTTTCTGTATCTATAAAAGCATGACCGGCCGCCGCTGAAGGACTGTTTCTTTGTTTAATCCAAACCAAACCACCTTCGCCATCAAGGTCAATGCCGTTGGTTATGGTCTGTGCAGAACCAGTGCCATCGTACAAATACGTTGAAAACACATCGTCAACGTAAACAGCTTCGCCAGCGTTACCAGCGGCCGCTTGTTGTAAAAACCTACCTACGCTCATCCTAGTGCTTGCCCCGCTGTAAACCCGTACCAAGTTGTTCCACCGTCATAAGTGTAGAACACGAATTGATCCACAGCAGATGCCGTAGCTGTCAGAGTAGGCGCTGTAGCGCTAGGCCAATCAACAGACGTAGGCCACGTTACAGTGTACCCAGAGGCTCCAGAGTCTTGAACAACCTTGAGTGACATTGCGTAGGCTGTGCTGTCGTTGAGGGACGATGAGCTTGTGGAGTATTGATAAACTTTATCGTTAGCATAGCCCACAATATACATTTTAGATCCATCAGATTTAAATGCCATTCCATTAACATTTCCATCTTGACCAGAAATATCAAGAGTTACAGAGTCATAACTACCTGTGCTTAAATCGTAAGCTGTAGAAAGAGTATATTTGTAAACCTTGTCGTTTGTTCTTCCGCACATAAACAACTGAGTACCATCAGAATTAAAGGCCATTCCACTAGGCGCAGTATCTTCGGATGCCACTGACAAAGTTTTAGAAGCATAACTAGCTGTGCTAACGTCCCAAGCTGTACTTAATGTATATTGAAAAATAGCTTCTCCTGTGCCTTCGTGAATAATGTACATTTTAGTTCCGTCTGGACTAAACGAAATAGCAGAAGATATAGGCGCTTGTGTTGCTACAGAAAAACTTTTAGAAGCATAAGAAGCGGTACTAACATCCCAAGCTGTGCTTAACGTGTACTGATATACGGTGTCGTTTGCACTGCCGACAACATACATTACTGTTCCGTCAGTTTTAAAAGCAAGCCCCGTCCCAGTTGTTTCTTGAGTAGAATAATTAAAAGATTTAGAAGCATAAGAAGCTGTACTTAAATCCCAAGCTGTACTTAATGTATATTGAAATACTGTTTCTGGGTTTACACCACCTGATACATACATAGCAGTTCCGTCAGAAGAAAATTCTACAGCGACAGGGGCAGTTTCTTGAGTAGCGACACTAAAATCTACAGAATCATAAGACCCATTAGCAATGTCGTAATTGGTAACAACAGGCGTCCCACTAGCTGGCGGGTTACTAAAGACCACAGTGGTGTTTGCGTCTAGTTCGGTTTCAAAGACGTTAGCGTTTTCGCAGTCAAAGGTTGTGCTGTAGGTTGTTGTGGAGGTTGAGTACTGATAAATCGTATCCAAATTATTACCAATAATATAAAGTTTGGTATCATTGTTTCCTAGCCTTAAACCATAGTGATTTGTTTCTTGAGAAGGCGTAGCAAAACTCTTGGAAGTATAGGAAGCTGTTGAAACATCCCAAGCAGTAGAAAGAGCGTACTGGAAAACAGTATCGTTAGTATAACCATTAACAAGCATGGTTAGACCATCAGACGTAAAACTAAGTCCGTTAGGCCCGTTTTCTTGAGTGCCTACATCAAAACTTTTTGAATCATAAGAAACTGTAGAAATGTCCCAAGCTGTACTTAACGAATACTGATGAACTGTTTGTGTAGCGTTGTCTAGCACAAACATGGCAGTTCCATCAGGTTTAAACTCTATAGCTTCTGCTACACCCATTTGGGTAGTAAGATCAAAACTAACAGAATCGTAGGAAGCAGTTGAAACATCCCAAGCAGTACTTAAAGAATACTGAAATACTGCATCGCTTATTTGCCCAACAATGTACATTTTTGTACCGTCAGACTTAAAAAATACATCATTAGGACTTGTTTCTTCAGTAGCTACACTAAAACTTTTAGAGGCATAAGACCCTGTAGAAACATCCCAAGCCGTTGTAAGGTTATATTGGTAAACAGTATCATTACCTGAACCCGTCATATAAACGCTTGTGCCATCAGCTTTAAATGCAATTCCTTTTGGCGTAGTTTCTTGAGAGGCAACGCTTAAACTTTTAGAATCATAAGATGCATTAGCAACATCTACAGCAGTAACACCAACACTAGAAACCTTTTTAAAAGTCTCGTTGTAACTATCAACCAGTAATTCGCCTGTGATGTCTACGTCACCTGTGTAGTTAGCGCCTACTTTGGAATCCAACTGTGTCTGGATGTTTGACGTAACGCCGTCTGTGTAGTTGACTTCAGTAGCCGTAGCAGTAACGTCTGTAATGTCAGACAACGACAAACCACCAGCTAACTGACTTGTGCTAATAGACAAAGCGGCTTGGTGTTGTGTAACAGAAGACTGCGTGATGTTTGCGTCAGGTACGTTAGCCCACGTTACGTTAGCAGTAAGATCGTTAAGCTCTACAATAGTCGGGTACGTAGTCAACACCCAGTTACGCACAGCGGCGTTCGTTGGTATCTGTGTGTCGCTGTTGGCAAAGGTTTCGCTAGATGTCGTGACAGCCCCTGCGTCAATGTCAGAAAACGTAACGCTAGTCAGGTAACCCTGTGTTGAATGATCGCCCCATCCGTAAGCAGTATTCCAGTTTGTTACGTTTAGGTTGGAACCTGTGACAGCACCAGAGAACGTACCTGTAGTGCCTGACACAGCGCCTGAGAACGTGCCTGTAGTGCCAGCAACAGCAGTAAATGTACCAGCACCCGGAGTAGAACCACCAATCGTTACACCGTCAATAGTACCGCCGTCAATGTTAGTAGTTACTGAACCACCTGTGAAGTTTACAGTTCCTGTGGCAGTAATGCCGTCAAACGTAGCAGTACCAGTAAATGTAGGACCAGCTAGATCAGACTTAGTTGCTACTGCCGTTGCAATAGCGTTAAATTCAGTGTCAAACTCTGAGCCACGGATAACCTTATTAGTGTCACCTGTGGGCAAAGAGTCCTTAGCTGTAAAGTTTGTTGATTTTACGTAGTTGGACATAAGGCTTTCCTATCCGTTATCTTTTAGTTAACCGCCCTGTCATCAAGACGTTTAAATAAAAGGGGGCCTTGCGACCCCCGGAGTATCTTACTCGTCAGCGATGGCGATGATGAAGCCAGCTTCAGGACGGTAAGTCTCAACACCGTACAGAGTATCAGATGTGAACAGCGTAGACAGGTATTCCTGCTTGTACTGAGTCTGAGAGCGTACAGCCAGTTGCTCTGCCATTACTAAGGCATCCTTGTGGAAGAACAAGCAACCACGAACGTCGATAGAACCACCAGCGTTCTGAGCCGCAGTCTCCAGAGTAGGAGCGTTGCTAGAAACGTAGATGTCGATGCCGTACAGGTTACCGATCAGACCAGACTCAACGCCGCGGCCACCAACGAAGTCGGAAGACACGTAACGATCAATGCCCATGATTGACTTACGAGCGGCAGGAGGAATTACGAGAACTCGTCCGTCCATAGGTACGTCAGCATCGTCCATCAGCTTAACAGCTTCACGGAGAGCAAGGTCAGTAAAGTTGTCACCAGTAGCAACGGTGTCAGCCGCAAAAGTAGCGAGGCCACTAGAAGCGTTGACGTAGTAAGCGTTGCTGTTAACCCAGCTAGAGGCGTCAGTCGGTGTTTGGGTACGAGTACCGTTACCAAAGCCAGTAGCGGCGTTAATTAGGTCAGTGTCAACTTTCAGAGCCAGTTGGTAACCGGCGTCTTCAGTGTAGAACTGTCGCAGAGAAGACAGAGCCTGTACTTCTACGATGTCCTCAATCAGACGCGAGTACTCAAAGTGACGGTCTACAGTAATCGTCAATTCTGACTCAAGGTTAGCCTGAATGGTTACCGCAGTTGCTTCTGCTTTCGCATTAGCAGTACCACGGATAGGCTTAGGTACGTGAATAACGTCACCCTTCTTGCCGGTCATTGACAGACGCTTGACAAGGGGAGCCATCTTCAGGTTCTTTTGGTAAGCGGCGATAATTTCATCCGACCAAATTTCGGGGATAAAAGTACCCGCCGCAGTTTTGTCTACTACAGCATTAGCTGTAAAATATGCACCAGAGGTTTCACCAGCCATTTTAATTCTCCTTAA